AGGGAGTTATCTATAAACACTCAATAAAAGAGGGTAATATGTTAATATTTCCAACTACTACATACGATAAATTAGGAATTTTTTATTCAAACAACGACAACAGTAAAATCTATCCAGCAATAAAAGCCTCTTTAGACTCTATTGAAAAAGCCGCGAAAAATAAAGTAGATATTTTAACTTGTATGTGGAGAAGAGAGTTTGATAATCCGTTTTTAGAACTTATCGCTTGGACTAATACACACTCTCACCTAAACCAACTTTTGCAGATAATGCAACTACTTTACTCAGCAAGAGAAATGAAAGAGTATAAGTACGTTTCTTTTTTAGAGCACGACGTGCTATATCCAGAAGGTTATTTCGATTATCCTGATTTTGAACAGGGAACGATCATGACAAATATGAATTATATGGGTATTAATAGTAACGGATACCAACCACTAAAACAAAGAGATGAGCCCTTTCATCAAATGACAATGAGATTTGATGATGCTATTAAACACTGTGAATTTATACTCGCCAACGCTTTAATTAAAAATAGTGGATTAATAGAACCACAAAATATGACTAGATTACAATGGGAATGTATAAATCCCGCTATTCATATTAATCATGGATCTCATTTTACATCTCACTACAGTATTTATGGAGGCCAAACTTTTGAAAATCAGCCATATTGGGGAGACTATAAGAATAATTGGCCTTTTTAATATTTATTAGTATGGCAATAACATACGTACCATATACATTAACAATTGGAAGTGAAACTACAATTTACCAAAATGAAGTAAAATGTCGAGTTCTTGAGAACGATTTTAACTACTCTCAAAATCCAACTGTATTTGCAAATGTTAATTATATAACAGGCTCAAGAGCATTACCTATATACGCTTCTAAAGGTGAAACCAATAGGAGTGGTCAAATAACATACGGCCAATTAGCAGATAATATTACAGGTTCTTCCTTTCATCCTTATGCAACAACTATTGGATTGTATAACGAAGCTTTTCAATTATTGGCAGTTGGTAAATTAGCAACTCCTTACCCAATTCCATCTAACACTGATATAACTTTCATAGTTAAGTGGGATTCTTAAAATTTAGTTTATGTCACAAAAATGGTTTATATACAAAGATGGTCAAGTTGTTGAATACGACTCTATCGAAAAACTACCTTCAAATTGCGTAGGATTTATCTACAAAATTACCAATATTAAAACTGGAAAATTCTACATAGGTAGAAAATCTCTATTTTCAAACACCAAGAAAAAACTTACTAAAGCTGAATTAGCTTTGCAAACCGGTCCTGGTAGGAAACCTACATCAAAAAGAGTAATAGCCGAAACAAATTGGACCGATTATTGGGGTTCTAATAAAATACTTCTACAAGAAATTAAAGAAAACGGTGTGGGAGATCTTAGAAAAGAAATCCTAAAATTTTGCTTTAATAAAAAACAACTGAGCTACTATGAGATGCATTTTCAGTGTGTGCATGAGGTACTCTTAACTGACAAATCTTATAATGATCACATAGCCTCAAAGTATTTTCGTAAAGATTTGGTAAATCCAGAATAAAAATGTATTGTTAGTATTAATGGAAAAGACTCATTTAGTACTAGGATTATTACATACTATCATTGGTAGATCTAAACCGTCTACAAAAGGCAACCATGCCTTCCACTGTCCCTTCTGTAAGCATCATAAACCTAAGTTAGAAATAGATCCAACTACAGGATTCTACAACTGTTGGACTTGTCAACCTGCTACAAAAGGTAGAAGTTTAATCAACCTACTAAAAAAACTACATGCATCTTCGCAGCAAATAGCTGAAATGAGATCCTACTTTCCAGATGGTAAAGGAGAGCAGTATGATAAAACTTACGAAGTTGTAGAGTTACCTAAAGAATTTGAGTCTTTGACTAAAAATAGTAGTAAGCTTCCCTACAGACAAGCTAAATCTTACATACAAAAAAGAGGTTTAACCGAGGCAGATATAATAAAATATAATATTGGCTATTGTGAAACAGGAAAATACAAGAACTCTATTGTTATTCCCTCATACAATGAAAACGGTAGACTCAACTATTTCATTTCGAGATCATTTGAAAAAGACCCAAGTAGAAAATACAACGCACCTTCTTGTAACAAAAACGATTTAATTGGATTTGAGTATCTTATAAACTGGAAGGTTCCGGTCATTTTATGTGAGGGTATTTTTGATGCTATTGCTTTAAAACGCAACGCTATTCCTCTATTCGGTAAGACCATTCCAAAAGCACTAATGATGAAATTAGTACAAAGCGATGTAAAAACGGTTTATTTAGCGCTAGACAACGATGCATTAAAGCAATCGATAGATTATGCCAAACAATTAATTGACCTTGGTAAAGACGTTTATTTGATTGAATTACAAGGCAAAGATCCTTCTGATATAGGTTTTGAACAAGTAACTAAGTATTTACATACAGCAAAGCAGCTTACATTTGGTGCTTTACTACTTAAGAAAATGCAACTATGATTATAGAACAACGCTCAGATGAGTGGTTTAAAATAAGAAGAGGTAAAATAACCAGTTCAGAGATACATAAAATAATGGGTGGAAAGGAAAATACCCTAACAGACACAGCAAAAACCTATTTACTTGAAAAGGTAAGTGAGTTTTTTGGAGCAATAGCTCCATTAGCAGGAGGACCTGCCTTGGATTGGGGTACTAATTTAGAACCAGAAGCTATTAAAGTTTATAGTGGTAAGAAAAATTTAACCGTAAATGCATCTTCTTTTATTCCTGTAGGAGAGTATTATGGTGGTTCACCTGATGGAGAAGTGCAGCCTGATGGTATTATCGAAGTAAAATGTCCCTATAATTCCGTTAATCATTTTAAACACGGATTAATAAAGTCGGTAGAAGATTTCAAAAAGGTAGCTCCAAACTATTACTATCAATGTCTTTCCAATATGATTTGTGCAGAAGCTAGGTGGTGTGACTTTATTAGTTACGATCCAAGAGTAGATTCACAGTACCAAATGTTTATTTTTAGGTTAGACTTAGATGAAAAAGAAGCCGAATATGTGGGAGAAAAGATCAAAGTAGCTGTTGCTTATATGAAAGAATTAAAAGAAAAAGTGGAAAACGCAAGACTAATAGAAGGCTAGATATTTATTAGCATATGATTAATGCTGAATTACTAGGTTATAGAATAGCCGAAGCCATGATAAACGGAGCAGGTCCTTGCTTTTATCCTGGTAAATTTAAACCTCCACACAAAGGACACTTTGAAGCAGCTAAAAATTTAGCTAGTAGAGACTATGTAAAACAGGTAAATGTTTTAATTAGTAGGAAGACTATAGATGGAATTACACCTGAAGATTCCTTACAAATTTGGAATATGTACTTGAGAGCAGAGCCAAATCCAAAAATAACTGTAACTATTTCGACAGATGAATCTCCAATAGTTGGTATTATTCACTACCTAAAGGCTAATTCAACTGTCAATCCTGTGTACGTAGCTCAGGGAGATGATGAAAAAGATGATGCAGATTACATAAAATCACTCCAAGATCAGTTTGGAGATAGGGTTAGAGCAATTCAGGTACATGAGAAAGCAGGTATTGTATCAGCTCCCTATGTTAGAAATACACTAAGTAGTGGTGATTATGAGAAATTTGCAGAAACAGTTCCGGAAGCTGCATACAATAAAGGTGTTGCACCTAAGGTTTTTAAAATGTTAGCACCAAAAGTAAAACAAGACAATGGACCAGAAGAAGCTTAATACGCTTAAAGACTTTATTAAATTTTGCAAAAAAGAATTATACATACAATCACTACCAAATATTAAGTTGATTGCTGATAAAGCTTTTGTTGAGCAATTTAGATCATACGGAGAATATAATCCAAACGACAATTCAATTAAAGTATTTTACTTAGGTAGAAACTTGGCAGATGTTTGTAGGAGTTTAGCACACGAATTAACTCACCACCGTCAAAATGAGTTGAAAATGATTGAAGGTGGTTCTGGAGAAACAGGATCAACTATTGAAGATGAGGCTAATGCAATGGCTGGTATTTTAATGAGGGATTATGGTAAACTTAATTTAAGTGTATACGATCTAGATTCAATATGATAAAGCTAATAGATATATTAAACGAAAATAACAAAATTCTAGTTCCAAGACGCTCCAAGGAAGAACGTCAAAAGAATTATGCTATCGCTACTCAAAAAAAGATACAGCAATATATAAAGAATGGAGGAGAAGGTGATCTTGATTTAAGGAATACTCCAATCAAATCCTTACCTGACAATTTGAAAGTTGGTGGTAATCTTTATTTAAGTAATACTAAAATTACATCGCTACCTGACAATCTAAAAGTTGGTGGTTTTCTTGATTTAAGTAATACTCCAATCACATCACTACCTGACAATCTAAAAGTTGGTCGTGATCTTGGTTTGAGTGGTACTAAAATTACATCGCTACCTGACAATCTAAAAGTTGGTGGTGATCTTGATTTGAATAATACTCCAATCACATCACTACCTGATAATTTAAAAGTTGGTGGTAGTCTTGGTTTGAGTGGTACTAAAATTATATCGCTACCTGACAATCTAAAAGTTGGTGGTGATCTTTGGTTAAGTAATACTCCACTTGCTCAAAAATACACCAAAGAACAAAGTAAAAAAATGGTACCCGGAGTTAAAGGAAAGATTTATCTATAGACATGATTAAA